CCTATCCCCTGTGTGCCTTGGCAGTCTCAGCCTCTCTATGGGCAGTCGGTGATCTACCGGACCTATCAGGAGGAGCACCGCGCATGCCTACGTTATTTTGAGAAATCATTCCTCCAGGATCACCCGATCAAATCGAACAATGGGCCGTCGACCTGCATAGCGACCTTTACACAAGCCGCCGCTGCACAGTCTTCACAGTCGGCTTTGCGTATGGATTTTCGAGAAATCAAACGCGTCGTTCCAACGTTGAAGTTGTATTCACCAGGTGAGCAAACATCGGAAGTATGGGCGCAATCGCTTGGTAAGCCATGCACGCTGACCAATATTCAAAGTTTGTGGGCAACCGGCTTTGCATTGTCATGTGTGCCGCCGAGCGGCTCCGTGCCCGGCTACACGCTTCAAATCGAGTGGACGGCAGACGCTGAACTTTAAGGTGATCTCATGGATAACATTCAGTACAAACACAGTCCGGCCGGTGTGCAGCGATTGCCCGATAGCGTGTTTATTCCCAACGACATGGGTAATAAGGACTGGGTCGCTTATATGGGTTGGGTGACAGAGGGGGGCAGACGCTACCGCTTTCAAACGCTGATGACGATGCCAATGCCGAACGCCGTTGGCGCGATGGTGAACTGGAGTCGGTCAAATGGATGCGTGAGCGCCACCGCGATGAGTTGGAGTTAGGTAGTGCCACGTCACTGACTACGGACCAGTACGGCGAGCTTCTTGCCTATATGCAGTTCCTGCGCGACTGGCCCCAGTCAACGAAGTTTCCGACTCAAAAATACCGGCCCAAAAAGCCTGGCTGGATCGACCAGCAAACTCTTTAGCGCTCCGCATAGCCGGGGCGTTTTTGTATCCGCCGCTTACCCCCTCAAAGCCTCGCTCATGCGGGGCTTTGTCATTTCTGGAGAACTCGCATTATGGCCTCTTCCGGTCGTTTTCACGGCGTTACCGTCACCTTGGTAGATACCGGGGCACGGACCATTGCGCTGCCGTCGTCGTCCATTATTGGACTATGCGACACCTTTACTGTGGCGCCAGCGGCATCCGCCAAACCCAACGAACTGACGCTGATCACCAGTGAGCGTGAAGCGGTTGCCGCCTGGGGCGAAGACTCCGCGATCACGCGTGCATGCAAGGCGATTTTCGTTCGTGCGAAGGCCGTGGTCATTGGCTGCGGCGTTGCCAAAGTTGAAGACCCTGCTCAGCAGACCTCCTCAATCATTGGCGGTGTTCTGGCATCGGGGCAGCGCACTGGCATGCAAGCACTGCTGGACGGCAAGAGCCGGTTCAACGCCCAGCCGCGGCTGCTGATTGCCCCAGGTCATACCGCGACCCAGGCGGTTGCAACTGCGCTGGATGCATTGGCCGGCAAGCTTCGGGCCTTGGCGATTCTCGACGGGCCGAACACCACGGACGAAGCCGCAATGGCCTACGCCCAGGAGTTCGGCAGCAAGCGCTGCTTCCTGGTCGATCCGGGCGTGCAACTGTGGGACACGCTGCAGAGCAAAACCATCAACGCGCCGGCCTCGGCCTTCGCCGCTGGTTTGTTTGCCTGGACGGATGCCGAGTATGGCTTCTGGTCTTCGCCCTCGAACAAAGAGTTCGTCGGCATCACTGGCACCTCGCGGCCGGTCGAGTTTCTGGATGGCGACGAAACCTGCCGGGCCAACCTGCTCAATAACGCCAACATCACCACCATCATCCGCGACGGCGGGTATCGCTTGTGGGGTAACCGTACGCTGTCGGCGGATCCCAAGTGGGCGTTTGTTACCCGTGTGCGCACGGTCGACATCGTCATGGACGCAATCTTGGCGGGGCACAAGTGGGCGTCGACCGTGGCATCACCAAGACCTACATCAAGGATGTCACCGACGGCCTGCAGGCATTCATGCAGGACCTGAAAAACCAGGGCGCGGTGATCAACTTCGAGGTTTTCGCCGACACCGAACTGAACACCGTCAGCCAGCTGGAGCAGGGCAAGGTTTACTGGAACATCCGTTTCACCGACGTACCGCCTGCCGAGAACCCGATTTTCCGGGTCGAGGTCACCAATCAGTGGCTCACCGAAGTCCTGGAAACCGCCGCCTAAGGAGGCTGCACAATGATTCCTCAAGTGCTTTTCAACACCAACCTGTTCGTCGACGGCATCAACTTCAAGGGCGATGTGCCCAGCCTGAGTTTGCCGAAGCTGGTGGTTAAAACGGACGAATATCGCGGTGGCGGCATGGCTGGCCCTGTCGAGATGGACATGGGCCTGGAAAAGATGGAGGCCAGTTTCACCACCAACGGCGTGCGCCGCGAGGCCATGAAGTTTTTGGGCTGTCCGATCAAACCGCCTTCAACGGGGTTTATCGCGGTTCGTTCAAAGGGCAAAAAGGGCAGACCACAGCAGTGGTGGCGACCTTGCGCGGCATGCTCAAAGAGCTGGACCCAGGCGACTGGAAGCCAGGCGACAAAGCCGAGTTCAAGTACTCGATTGCTGTCAGCTACTACAAGCTGGAGATCGCTGGCCGCCTCATTTACGAAATTGACATGGTCGCCTCGATCCGGGTGATCGACGGTGTAGATCAACTGGCATCCATGCGCAGCGACTTGGGCCTCTAAGGAATTTATCGAATGGCTACCCCTGAACTGAAAAAACTCCCTACCTGGCTGAAGCTCACCGCCGAAAATGCCACCATCACCTTGTCTCGGCCCTCTGAGGTCAACGGCGTGACCGTTGATACCCTGACGATTCGCTCACCCACGGTGCGCGAAGTGCGCGCTGCTGATCGCGCCTCGGGCGACGACGAAGAGCAGCGCGAGCTGATGCTGTTCGCCGGCCTTTGTGAAGCAGGCCAGCAGGATCTGGAGGGCCTGAAGCTGGTGGACTACCACCGCCTGCAGGCCGGTTATTTTCGCCTGGTGCAGGACGACGGGGTTTAACCCCGCACTGTTGAAACTGGCGGCCAAACGCTTGGCGGCGGAAACCGGATTTTCAGCCGCCGAGATTCAGGCCATGCCGTTTGCCGAGATGGTCTGGTGGCTCTCGGATTGAGCCACCTACCGTAATCACTCGCTACAGGGAGCCACGACATGGCAAACAAACTCGCGCTCGGCCTGGTGATTGGCGGCGCCGTCAGCTCCACGGTGGGCACGGCCTTCAAGGATGTGCAGGGGCGGATCAAGCAGCTTGAAGCTCAAGGCACCAAGGCTCGGGTGCTGCAGCGCACGATTGGTGACACCATCCGACTGCGGGAGGAATGGAAGAAGGCCAATGATAGCGGCGCCGCTGGTGCCAGTACGTTGCTGCGCAAATTGGAATCCAATCTGAGCACGCTGAAAAAGCAGGGTGTCGAGGTGCGTAACCTCGCCAAGGCTTATCAGAGCATGGAGCAGGTCGCTCGCAAGGCCGACCTGAAAGCCACCGGGTACTCTCAGGTCAAAGATGGCAAAGAGGGCCTTACCGGCACGTTGGGTAAGGCGGCGGCTGCTACTGCTTTAATCGCCATTCCCACCAAGGTATCGGCCAACTACCAGACGCAAATTCGGCAGATGGCGCTGTGGGCACACACTGCCGGCACAGACGCCGAACAGAAAATGGCCGACAAGATCAGTGAGGTGGCCGCGAAGAAGGGGATGGGGCAGCAGGCTCTCGCTCGGGCGGTCGGTGGCTTGATCGAGAAGGGCATCGACTGGGAGGAGTCGGTGGACTATGCGCCGCTGATTGCTGACCTGGTCGACGGCCAGGGCATGGAGGCCGGAACCATTGCCACCTTGTTCAGTGCCTTCAAGGAGGCTGGGGTCAAGAAGGAAGATATGGGCGCCATGCTGGGTCAGGTGGCCGCTGCGGGTGACATTGGTGCGTTCGGCCCCAAGGACATGGCCAAGTACATGCCGGCACTGCTCGGCACGATTAAACGCCTGGGTATGGAAGGCCCGGAGGCCGTGCGTTTCCTCGGCGCGAGCCTGCAGTCGCAGTTCTCGCAGACCCAGGACGCGGCTGCTGCTGCGACCAACATGAACAACTTGCTCAACGCGGTGATCAGCAGCACCAGCCAGGAGCGATTCGCGAAACAAGGCTATGACCTGACGAGTTCGATTCTGGCCGCTACCAAAAGCGGCAAGGCGTCCAACCCGGTTGAAGCCTTCATTATGCTCAGTGAGCAGCTGATCCAAAAACAGGATCCGGCCAAGGCCAAGAAGGTTGCGGCGCTCAAGGCCAAGATCAAGGCGTCCAAGGATGGCAGCGCCGAGGAAGAACAGGCCATGGTCGCGCTGATCCAGGCGGCGGGTTTGGCGAATATCGTCAGTGACCAGAGCGCGAGTGACGGGTTGCTCGCCCAGATCAAGTACGGCAACACGATCAAAGACAACATGACCACCATCAAGAAAACCGATGGTAAGGCCAAGATCGAGTCCGACGCGGCGAAAGCTCGAGAGACATCCAACGCCAAGTGGAGCGCGGCGACATCGAGCATGGAAGCGACCATGACCAGCCTCGGTGATGCGCTACGACCGCTCACCGACCTGGCGGCCGATGGCTTGACCAAGGTTGGCAATAGCATTGCGGGCCTTGCCAATGAATTCCCGAAAATCGTCAGCAGTACGACGGTAGCTATTGGTGCGATTGGTGCAGCAGTGGCAGCGTTTCAGACATTCAAGATCGGCAAGGGCCTGATTAATTTGGCGCGTGGCGGTTTGGGCGGAAAAGCAATTGGTGTGCAAAAGGTATTTGTCACCAATTCGAATCCAGACGGCGTCCGTACAGGCAGGGGCAAAGGCGGTACAACGTTGTCGGTGGTGGAGAAAGGGCTGAAAGCTGCCGCCGCCTTACGAGATAAGGGTGGTCCTGGGGCTGATCCGAAGGCGGGTGGTTTGGATCCTGTTGCCACGGGCATTGATGTCGTCTCGATGATTCAAGACGCGGTGGGTAGTGGAGGGGAAGCCGCAGAGCCGGTGGGCGGTATTCAGCGTGTGTTTGTTGTGAATATGGCGTCCATGGGCGGCATGGGTAATTCACGGTCTGCACGGCGCCGAAATAGGAAACCGTCTATTCCTCGTACTTCGCGGCGCCGACCATCGGCTCCGCCACGATCACCGCGTCCGATTGGTCCGCCGCGTGCATCTGCGCCGGTACGGCGTCCGCCGGTTCAGCCACGGAGTCCGGTTACTCGGCCAGCGACACCTCCCGTGCCTGCGCCGGCTTTACGGCCACCGGTTCCAGCGCCTGGTCCTCCTGTTTTGCCAGGGCCTGGAACGAAGATGCTGACCTCGGTCGCCGGGGGTGTCGGTAAGGTTGGTAAAGCGGCCAAAGTAGTTCCGGGCGCCTCCTTGGTCGAGGCCGGCAGCATGGTGCTCAACACCTACCTGACTGCTGAAACGCAGGACGAAAAAGCGGAGGGCTATGGTGAGGCCGCCGGAACACTTGCCGGCACGATGGCGGGTGCGGCTGCGGGCGCTGCCATTGGTTCAGTGGTACCCATCATTGGCACAGCCATCGGCGGCATGGTGGGTGCATACCTTGGGAGCATGGGAGGTCAGCAACTGGGGGGCTGGGCAGGGTTGTCGATGTTTGGCAGTGACAAACCCAAAGCGACCGCCGCACCGATTACACCGATGTTGATGGCGGCGCGACCTGGGCCAGCGGTACCCAGTCTGGCAACTATGGCGAATAGCTTCGCCGCTCGGCAACCTGTCGTTGTGACGACTCAGCCAACACCTGCAGTGCAGGATATCGGAACGGCTGTGGCTCCCTTGTCGCCTGTTGCAAAACCGCTGATTCAGGCGGTACCGGTGCCGGTAAATAGCCTCGCCGTGCCTCCGGTGCGGCAACAGGCGCTGGTTGCAACAGCAACGCCGAAACCAACAGCACCGATGATGATGCCAATGGGGCCAGCGTTGGGCGACGTCACTCGCTCACTGGCGGCGCCTGTTGCTCCAAAACCCGCCAATCTGGTTATTCAGGCGCCTGCGGCACCTAAGCCAGAGCCTGCACGGGTGGACCAGAAGTTCAGCTATTCGCTGAACATGCCGGTCACGGTTGAGGGTGATGCCAAGGATCCGCAGCAATTTGTTCAGCAGCTTCTACCCCTGATGCAGCGCGCACTGAATGACGCCGCACAGCAGGAAGCCCGACGTAATCTCTACGACGACGCCCATACATAAGGAGGGATCATGGAATATCTGGAGCAGATGCAGTCCGGCTTCAAATACCTGGTCAGCGCGGGCGAGGCGGGCCGGAGGAGCATTGATGGGATTATGGGACCCGTAAACGGCGCGATCAGCGAGATCACGGGTGCGGCTGCTGAGCTTGAAAATGTGCCGTTCCTACCGCCAGGTGCAGGTGAAAAACTCCAACGTGTCATGCGGGGGATTGGTGCAGCACAGGCCAAGGTCGGCGCAGTGGTTGAGACATACAGCCGAGCTTCGCGGGCGCCTCTCAAATAGACGAGCGCCTGGGTGTCCTCAAAGAACAAGCCGCTAAGGCCGGCGCGGCTATTAACAAGGTGGCCGGGACGGTCAGCCCATCGCTGGCAAACGTTCTACCGACCGAAGCCCTGGGGCTGTCTCAGACTCCTCTCGCTGAGGCCGTGAAGCCGTTTCCTCACCTGCTGATCATCCAGCCGCTCAAGCCAAACACCCAACCCTACTACTTCAACCTGGATACGGCGGCCTTCGACGAGTTACGCCGGCAGACGGAGTTTCGCTGGGCTGCGCAAGAACGCCTCAGCCGTCGACCGGCGCAACAGGCCATCGGTATGGGCGAGGAAAAAATGACCCTAAAAGGCTCGATCTTTCCGGGCTTCAAAGGAGGGCTCAAGCAACTGGACACCCTGCGCAGCATCGGGGCCCAATTGCTACCACTGACCCTCACCACCGGCTACGGGGAAGTGCTGGGCACTTGGTGCCTGAAGAACCTCGAGGAAGAACAGAGCGCGCTGCTGCAGGGCGGGATCCCGCGCAAGCAAGTATTTACCCTGGAGTTTGTACGATATGGCGATGACCTGCAGAACGTCTGACGGCGACGTGCTGGATACCCTATGTAACCAGCTTTACGGACACCTCAACGGCACCGTGGAGGCGGTGTTGGCCCACAACCAAGGACTGGCCGACCAGCCGCAACCGCTCAAAGCCGGGTTGCTGATTGTCTTCCCAGACCTTCCTCTGGTCACGGACAAAACCGTGCAGCTGTGGGACTGATGGCCGATTGCCCCATAGGGCTGTCGCCGATAGACTCGCCCCTTTTGGATCGAGCGCGGGACGCCTCATGGAAAGATCAACAGTGTTAAGGACGGTAAAACGGGGCATCTGGGCTGAGTTGGGCTATCGAATGAATTGGATTTTCTTCGGCATTGTGGGGGCGATCCTCCTGGCCTTCATTCCCATCGTCGGTTGGTTTTTGGCCGTAGGCGTGATCCTCGCCACGCTGTGGAAAACCTTCGGTTTCCGTGAAACCCAGGTAGTCGGCAGTTGCCCGGCGTGTACCAAGTCGATGGTCATTGAGCCGAAGACCGACGTCTTCGCCTGCCCTGTGTGTCAAAGCTGTATTGCTGTTCGAGAGGACAGCCTGGTGGTGCTCGACATCAACTGAGCACCCATTCATGACGAAGCCCCGCAATGCGGGGCTTTGTCGTTTCTGGGGTATCGAAATGAAACCAACTTTTAGAATTGTCGCGGACGGGACCGATATCACGACCCTGATCAACGACCGCCTGCTTTCCCTGCGCACCGTCGACAAACCCGGCATGGAGTCGGATGACTTCGAGCTGCGTATCGATGACCGCGATGGTGCTGTGTCACTGCCCAAGCGCGGTGCCGGCATTGAGATCTACCTGGGCTACGCCGGCAACAGCCTGACGCGCCTGGGCCGCTACATAGTGGATGAGGTCGAAGCATCCGGCCCGCCGGACACCATTGTGATTCGCGGTAAAGCCAGCGACATGCGCGGATCCGGCAAAACCACTCGCACCGGTAGCTGGGAAAACGTCACCCTTGCGCAGATCGTCACCGACGTGGCCGCTCGCAACGGTTGGCAACCCGTATGTTCCATCACCACTGTGGTGCCTCGGGTCGACCAGATCGGCGAATCCGACTTCAACTTCATCACTCGCCTGTCCAAACAATACGACTGCACCGCCAAGGTCGCCGACGGCAAGCTGTTGGTGATGCAGCGTCAAGCGGGACAGAGCGCAAGCGGCAAAACCCTCGGCGTGGTCACCATCAAGAAAAGCGATGTCAGCCGCTGGCAGTTTCATTTCGCTGATCGCACCACGCAAAAGGCGGTCAAGACACGCTACCAGGACAAAAAAACGGCGAGCTGGTGACCCTGGAGCTGGGCAACGATGACGCCCCGGAAGGCATGCCGCCGGTACATACCGACCGACACATCCATCCCAACAAGTCTGCAGCGGAACAGGCCGCCAAGGCACGGCTGAATGCGTTCAACCGCTCCTCTGCAGCAGTTCGGCTGGAGATGGTGGGGCGCACCGACTTGTTTGCCGAGCGCCATATCAACGCGCAGGGCTTCAAGGACGGATTGGATGGAGATTTTCTGGTGGACTCGGTGGAACAGGTGTTCACCCAGGCCGGCTGGTCCACCACGGTCGAGTGCAACGCCGGCAAAAAAGGCAAAGCCAAGGCCAAAGGTAAGAAACAGAAAAAGCCGCTCACTGTGCTGACAGTGCCGTGACCGCTTAACGCATCGAGGGACCCGCAACGATGAACTCAGGAGGCGCCATGCCCATCACCGAGCAACAACTTCAACGCATCATGCCCAACGCCCGCCGCCAAGCGGGCGTTTTTGTATCTGCTCTAAATGCAGCGATGATCAACAGGAAGATCAATACACCCAAGCGCCAGGCCGCATTCCTCGCCCAGGTCGGCCACGAGTCCGGTCAGTTGCAATACGTACGCGAACTGGGCAGCGATCAGTACCTCAGCAAATACGACACCGGCGCCTTGGCGGCCAAGCTCGGTAACACCCCAGAAGCCGACGGTGATGGTCAGCGCTACCGTGGTCGTGGCCTGATTCAGGTCACCGGTCACGACAACTACCTGCGCTGCAGTCTGGCGCTGTTTGGCGATGAACGATTGTTGCGCACCCCAGAGCTGCTCGAGCAGCCGCAATGGGCTGCAGAGTCGGCCGCGTGGTTCTGGTCGGTGAATGGGCTGAATGCGCTCGCGGATCAGGACCAGTTCAACACAATCACCCGTCGGATCAATGGCGGCCTCAACGGCCTGGAGGATCGGCTGCAGCTCTGGGATAGGGCGAGGGCAGTGTTATGCGTCTCTTCGACCTGATCCCCGCGCAGTTTCGAATCGCTGTCGTCGGCGGCTTGTTGCTGATGGTCGCCGCCGGATCCGCGGCGTTGGCCTGGACTGCTCAGGAGTGGCGTTATGGCAGCGTGTTGGAGCGGCAAGCCCGGCTGCAGGCGGACACCCTCAACGAAATATCCCAAGCTTCTGCTGCTCTGCAGCGTTCAGAGCAGGACAAGCGCCTTGCCCTGGAGCTCCGCCTGCAGAACAAAGACGAAACCCACTACAAGGAATTGACCGATGAGCAAATCAAGCAGGCTCGTCTGCGTGATCGCCTGGCTACTGCTGATCTGCGGCTGTCAGTCGTACTCGCCGCCACCGAAACCACCGGCAGCTGTTCAGTGCCAACCACCACCGCCACCGGCCGCGTGGTTCATGGCACCACAAGAGCCCAACTTGACCCAGCGCATGCTCAACGAATTATCGGAATCACCGATGCCGGCGACCGTGGATTGATCGCCCTGCGGGCCTGTCAGGCTTACGCAAAAGAAGTTTCTACACCGAAGTAAAAGGAGCGGCCGGGCAGGATGCGTCAACATCCAACCCGGCCACCTTCCCCGCAGATCGTCCCTGCAAGTCCAGCCAAGGCTCCTGCTTCGTGCACAAAGCGGAGCGAGCCTAGCACTGTTCATCCATACAGCAAAGGTCTTGCTATTTTATGTCTACACCCATCATCCCTTGGATGGGCGGCAAACGCCGCCTGGCCGACCGCCTTATCCCGCTCTTCCCGCCACACGAATGCTACGTTGAAGTCTTTGCCGGCGGCGCCGCGCTCTACTTCATGCGTCCCCAGGCAGCGCCTGTTGAAGTTCTTAACGACATCAATGGCGACCTGGTCACGCTGTACCGCGTCGTGCAGAACCACCTGGAGGAATTCGTCCGCCAGTTCAAATGGGCGCTCAGTTCCCGCCAAGTGTTCGAGTGGCAAAAGATGACCCGCCCGGAAACCCTCACCGACATTCAGCGCGCCGCCCGTTTCTTTTACCTGCAGCACCATGCCTTCGCCGGCAAAGTGACCGGGCAGACGTTCGGCACTGCAACGACCGGCCCGGCCATTAACCTGTTGCGGATCGAGGAAAACCTGTCAGCAGCGTGGCAGCGTTTGTCCGGCACGTATGTCGAAAACCTTGGGTGGCTGGAATGCGCCGAACGCTACGACCGGCCGCATACCTTCCATTACATGGACCCGCCTTACTGGCAGACCGCCGGCTATGGTGTTGACTTCCCTTTCGAAAATTACGAGCGGATGGCCGAGTTCATGCGGCGTTGCAAAGGCAAGGTGATGGTTAGCATCAACGATCACCCTGATATCCGGCGAGTGTTTGAAGGATTCCATTTCGAAACGGTGGATATTCGCTACAGCACCACAAACCAGCGGCAAGGCTCGTCAGGTCTCAGCGGAGAATTGGTCATCATGAACTGGCAACCAGATTCTCTGGGATCCCTTTTTTAAACTCACGCAGCAAGGTATCCATAACCCAAGCAACCTAATATTTTAGGACTTAAAAATCTCCCAAGCCTTCCGCAGAGCGTCAAAAACGTTGGTGAGCGCAATTAGTAAAGCGATCCATTTCATGATGTTTTCTCTGTAAAGAAATTCGAGCCTTCAGGGACCGATATATCGTTTGCGGAAATCAGTGAGGCTACGTAGGAGCTATGGCGGGAATCTACTTGTTGTTGGTTGTCCTAAGATTTGGTTTTGTGCCGAGTCCTTTTTAGGCTAGTACGCGGCTGGGTTTTAAGTCAATGCTTGTTGCTGTTTTTTTGCGGGCGTAAGTTGGGGAAGTGACGCCCACTTACGCACGTACTTGGGGTCGATGCCCTGTAGTGGCCGTTTTTGTTGGGGTTTGGCGTTGTAGTGTCCTCCGCTAGCAGTGCTTTAGCGGTCTAGCGATAGCATCATGCGTTTTAACGTTTTAACGTTTTAACGTTAAAACGTTAAAACGTTAAAACGTTTTTGCGTATGCAAGGTACATAGGTACATAGGTACATAGGTACGTAGGTACGTAGGTACGTAAGTACAAAGGTACAATAGGGCATCGTAGTGGATCGACGAATTAACGAATTAACGAATTAACGAATTAACGAAATAGCGAAATGACGAAATAACGAAGTGAGGAGGTTGATGAGTTATGAAGTTATGAGGTTGTGAGGTTGTGAAGTAACGAAATGACGAGGTGGCGAAGTGACCATGACGAAATAGCGAGTGAGTAATGCTTCATTAAAATCACATGAGGGGGATCCTTCCAGGTTGCTCGTTTTGAGCACAGCAGCAGAATTTTAGCAGCTAAAATTTCCTCGAACCGTATTGCTGCTGCGGCAGCCTATTTCCCATCAGACGGGAGAATTAAAGAGGCTCCTTGATTTAGGGGGTCACCGACTGCTTTGCCGACTGAATACCACTCAAAGTCCTCCACAGGCTGGCAACATTCCTTTGCTATTTCCGCGGCCCTGGCTGGAGTGAGGTCGGGGTCGATCCATTCCCTGGCGTGCTCAGGTGTCAGCACCAACGGCTTGCGGTCATGGATGTCCACCATGCCCTGATCACTGGCGGCTGTGATGATCACGAACCCATCGCCTTCGTGGGGATCCAGGCCAGGGTGAACTTGGGCAAGCGCGCCAAAGAACATGGGTTTCTGACTCTTCAGGCGAATGAAGTAGGGCTGCTTTCTCTTCGGATCGTCAGGGTCTTTGACCCACTCATACCACCCTTCACTCGGCACCAGGGCTCGGCCATTCGGCCAAAGTTGCTTGAAGAACTTTCCCGTGGTGACCGTCTCTACACGGGCGTTGATCGGATTGGGGCGATTGCCCTTGGCCCAGAACGGCGCCCATCCCCATTTGACTGCATCGATATGCAGCCCATCCTCTGCGGCGTGCAGTAACTGCACCCCTGTCGACGGGGCGACGTTGTAGCGATCAATAGGCTGAGCGTCGTAGCCGCCGAACAGCTCTATTTGGGGGCTCAGTTCCTCAATAAAGATCGCCATCCCTTCGTACTGCACAAATCGTCCGCACATGCGGCTTCTCCGTCTGTCGAAATCCCCTACAGAAAAATTGACCGCACGCGCCCTACAAAGTTAACTGTACATTCGTACAGTGCATGTAAAAGGCCGCATCATGAGCTTCACCATTTTAGGTCCTATCGCTGAGGCAGGCGTGAAGCTGCCTATGTGTTCGTTTCAGGTTCCGGCTGGCTTCCCTTCGCCGGCAGCGGATCATATTGAGCAGCACATCTCATTGGATGAGGTCCTGAATATCCGCGCACCGCATGTGTACCTGGTAGCCATCACCGGGGAAAGCATGCAGGGGATTGGTATTTTTGAAGGCGATCTCGCGGTGGTGGATCGTGCCATTGAGCCGGCGCACGGGCATGTGGTGGTGGCTCTGCTGAACAATGAGCCCGTCTGCAAGCGCCTATGTAAGCGTGGCCCAGAGGTTGTCCTTTTGTCAGAAAATCCCAAATACCCGGCGCGATACGTTCTCGAAGGGGATGAGCTGTCAATCTGGGGTGTGATCACCAGCACAGTGCGCAGCCATGTCTAAGCAGCAACCGACCTTTGCGCTGGTCGACTGCAACAGCTTCTATGCCAGTTGCGAGCGGGTATTCCGGCCGGACTTGGCGAAGGTGCCCATCGTGGTGCTGAGCAATAACGACGGCTGTGTCATTGCTCGAAGCTACGACGCCAAGCCGTTCATTAAGATGGGCGAGCCGTATTTCCAGATCAAGCACAAGCTCAAGCAACACGGCATTGTCCCGTTCTCCTCAAACTATGCGCTGTATGGCGACATGAGCGAGCGCGTCATGAGTCTGATTGAGGCGATGGTGCCGGCAGTTGAGGTGTACAGCATCGATAAGAATAAGTTGCATACTGTGGACGCCCAAAGTTAGATAGGGTTCCCATGGACATTGGCGCTTTT